TTCAAGGAGTTCTCTAGTGTAATTGACATCGTTCATGTAGTGTGCAAGACAGCGCAGTTCAAGACCTGAAGCGTCAGCGCCTACTAACACGTTACCCTCCTCAACTATAAAACATTTACGGTATTCAGACTCCGATGGTATCTGAGCTAGGTTAGGACTGTTGTGTGTCATGCGTCCAGTGACAGCGCCGCACGAGTTGACATAGCCGTGTATCCTACCGTCAATACCTACGTTATCTATCCAAGACTTGAGCATACCTATACGTTTCTGTAACGTCATGTACTCAAGAACAAGAAGTGCTTCCGGTATATGCGCGTTCCGTTTTAGCGAAGTCTCGTCAACCTGTGGGCTGCCGCCTTTGGTTTTGTCAGGCCACTTCGCACCTAGCGCAGACAGACGTTCAGCAACCTGCTGCCTAGAGCCTACGTTAAACACAATCATCTCATCCTTCAAACGCTTACCTGTCTTGCGAGACAAACGCTCTTTAACGATAGGCGGGAACACTTCCTGCATCTTATCGCTGATCTCCAGCATACGTTGCTCGTGCTCTGAGTGAAGCTGACACGCCGTGTCGAAGTCGAACGCGAAACCGTTGCGAACTTGTTGAGCGATTGCGAATGCCACTCCATGTTCTAGGTCTCGGGAGCGCTGTGAGAATCGATCTTTGTCTAGCAACCGAGTAACGTGGTTGAACACGCTCCACGTTGCGCGGCAGTCTGCGAGACAGTAGTCCACCATCTCTGGGGTCAGTCCTGCGTCGAAGTCTTCCACATTGAAGTCGCCTTTTAATTCGTTGCCAGCACGTATAGCCCACTGTTTCAACGAATGTCCTCCGTCTATGGCTGGGTTGTACAGCCTGCCTAGCACGAGAGTGTCCTGAACCTGACCGTCCCACTTGAAGTCCCATACTTCCTCCAGTCTAGGCAGATCGAAGCCAATCAGGTTGTGGCCTACCAGTGTCGAGATACCTGTCAAGGCTTCCCTTAACTGAGTAACGTTGTAGCATGCAATACTCCTCCCAGAGTTCGGGAGAAACACTCCCGCTAGATGTATCGTCTTCCAATCCAGCGTCGTTTCTATATCCAAAACCGCAGTCGTCATAATACTTCTCCGTCACGTTAGCGTAGTACCATCTGCTCATGTTACTCATTTAAATACTCCTCAAACTCATCGAAGAATGTGCGTAGCTCAGGCAAATCAGCGAGTGTCCTCAAGTCTGCACGATCATTGTAGTTCTCATCACCCCCTGCTGTCAAGCATGCCATGCAGAGATCAATGAACTCATCCGTGTTCGCGCAGCGCAGCGTAGACTCGTAGTCTGTTAGCTCTATGTTGCATGCCTTACATCTCATCTAAAAGCTCCCCGTCTTCTTCTTTAAATTTAGCTCCATCTATGTAGTTCAACAAATCGCACCATCTATTGTTGATGGTCTTTTTCAATCTTCCTTCAACCATTTCTTTGAATGTAGCGTGACATGTTGTAACTCCGTTGTTCTCTACAATATAAGAACCATTGTGTGTAAGTGTGATAACAACCTTGCAGTCTACTTTTTTTTTCACAGCGCAATCTCCTCAGTACTTAAACGTCCAGTGTTCTCATCGTAAATCAGATACCCTGCTGGCCCAGTCTTACCGCTGAACCTGTTCTTCAACACACGCAGGCGCGTTCGGTTTCGCTCGTCCGCATCCTCTGCCTGACTGTTACGTTCCGCACCGATCACCGCATCTGATAGCTGTGCAATGGCGGCACTGCCTCGTAACATGCCAAGGCTGGTGACTGCTCCGTCCTCAAGTGACTTGCCTTCAGGACGTTTGAGGTGGCTGACGAGCAGCAGTGTAACGCGCATCTCCTGACAGAACATCCGCAGCTTTGTCATTATCATGTCGATAGCCCTGCGTTCGTCACCGTTCTGCTGATCTGAAACTAGTATCGACAGGTGATCGAGCACGATGAACTTACACCCCAGTCCTTTGACGAAGTAACGCATCCGTCCCAGCACACGTTCGATCTCGTTACTACCGAAGCTGTCCCAGAAGTATACACGATTCTCGTAATCACCAGCAGTGTAGACTTCCAGCACCTCTTCCGGTGTGTAGTCAACGTCTGGTAGGTGGATAGGTTTGTTCATCTCCAGCCCGATCAAGCCGCGCAGTGTACGCTCCGGTGTCTCTTCAAGAAACATCAAGCCAACAGGGTCATCCGTCTGTCGCATCATGTGAACGACAAGCTCACGCAGTATGGTTGACTTACCGAGACCACTGCCAGCGCACAACGTAACCAGTTCAGCAGGACGTATGCCGTATAACATGTTATCCAACTGCTCCCAAGGGTACGTTAACTTACTGCGCTTCATGGGAACCAGTACGTCATCAAGCAGTTCGTATGCAGAAACAATACCGTCTGGTGTGAACGTCTCAGCGTGCCACCATGCCTGCGTAAACTTGAGTGCCTGATTGTTGATGAGATAATCGTTGGCATCCTTGTAGTCAGTCAACTTAACTACCTTCGCCTTGTTACCAAACATCTCAGCACAGGACTTCGCCGCTTCCCGACCATGCTCGTCGGCATCGAAGCAGATCACGATGTTGTCGAAGCTGTTAAGGTATTCGAAGTGTGCCTGACAGTCTTTAACTGCACTGCCTGCGCCGTTCCGAATACTAACGACGGGGTACTTGTTGTCGAACATCTGCGACACAGCCATCGCATCGAACTCACCTTCAGTGATGGTGATGTACTTGCCTCCGGCTGGGAACAGTTGCTGCCCGAACATCTTTGCTTTGTTCCAATCGCCTCCGATCAGGAAACGTTTGTCAGGGTAGCGAGTCTTGCTTGCCACCGGCTCAGTGCCTTCACCGTAGTAACCAAAGACAACGTTGTCACCATCGACTAGCGCGTTGTACTTCTGCGCTGTCTCTTTCTTGATACGTCGATTGATGATGGCTGAGTAGCTACCCGTCAACAGCTTGGCGTTAACCTGCTTCTTGGTTTCTGGTTTGTGCAAAGTTCTTACCTTGTCCGGTGGTGTGTACGTCTGACATGAATAACAATATGTCGAACGATTGTCGTTGATCGTGAGCGCATCGCTACTGCCGCAGTCCTCACATGGTTGATGTGTTTTTAAGTAAGCCATAACCGTCCTCTTAACAGTTCCTGTTCAGTAACTTAACAGTAAATTTATAATAAGTTATACGGTTAAGCACTGAACAGTTCTTTAAAGTAATATTGTAACATGGATTTCCCTAGCTGTCAACCCCTTCAGAGTTCTTCACTGCTCTTGACAAATCTCTGACGACGTTCTCAAGATCTAAGATAGCGAAGCAATCCAGCGCGTCAGTGCCTGCGTCACTCATCTCATGCAGCAAACCCAGTGCATGTTTGGCACTTTGAAGTGCTTGCTCTCGCTTGACTGTATCCGGTGTGTTCATTCGTAACCTCCCCAGTATTCATCCCGAGCAAAATCATACAACTTATCCAACGTTGTGTCAAACAAAAAGTCTGTTACTTCTATCTTGAAATCAGATGTGAGATATGCGTTGACGTACATCTCGTCGTCGTGCAAGTCCCACTTGACGTACAGCATCAAGTCCTCTGCCTCGTAATCAAAGTAACCCCTGCCGTTCTTTGGTGTACTCATTCGTCTCTCCCCTTGATGTCTAACCAAATAACAATAACCCCAAACAGTATCATGTATAACAGAAAATCATGCAGCGTCATCAGTCCTCCTCGTCTTCATAAGAGACTTCTGCTGGAACGTAAAGCAGAAACTCGTCTTTTTCACTGAGTGCTTTTATTCGTTCGAGTATATCCGAAAGATCTGCGTTAGCTACACGCATATCGTCTATTTCGATAAATTCATCTATGTCGTCTCGCTTATCTTCCATATACCAATCCATACGGTCTCGGATATATCCAGCGTCGTATTCAACCAACGCCTCCAGATACTCGATCGTAAGAGCATCGAACCAAATCGTAGGCTGGTCTTTTGCTACTTTGATCTCTGCTTTTTGATAATGGCTGTGTGTCATAGCTGCCTCCACGGTTTCATCGTCAACAATATCGGTATCCAAACAGCGCACCAAATCAGTGCGTCAAAATATTTCTGATCCATTTCCAACCTCCAAATATTTTAACAGGTTTTCCATTGCATTTTGCGAGACCAACGACAGCGCTGCTGAATCGTCTTCTACGCGCTCAAATATGAAAGGTATACCACCATACGGGTCCGCCGTTTGAATCGCTCTAGCGGCTTCGTATGCGCTCTGACGGGACGTTAGCATCACGCCAACGCTCCCGTGCGTTACATTGTAGAGTTTCATTGCCTGATCCTCTGTTTAGTTGTCACTATTTACGTAATCGCGCATCAGCCTGTGCGCCTCTTCAATACTAGAATAATAAAAATCACTAGTATAGTGGTCGTTGTAAAAGCAGATAACTCTAAACGGTTTACCTTTTGGGTGATCTGGGTACAGTTTCCTATTTTCCGCAGATAAAATTGCTGTTAGCCTGCCGTCTTCACTACACACCCGTGATGGTTGCATTTTAGAATATAAAGATTCTTCTGCTTTTTCTTTCATTGCTTAACCCCTCATGTCTATTGATATTTCGCAATCTTTACCGTGGTCTAACAGTTTAAATTCTATTTGGCGCGCTTTGTTTTCCGCTCCAAAAAACGTACCGTGTTCACTTTGCAGCCGTGAATTTAACCTGACTTCCCACATTCCACTAATGCTGTTTTTAGCTACCCTGATATAATCCGGTGCAAGTTTCATTGTCTAACCCTCCTGAGTATGTGCTAATCCTGCAGAAAATGCGCGCATCTGTTGCATCAATTCGCGTTTTGTGTTGCCTCTGAAAATGTCAGTTATCGCGCCTCCAGTGTTACATATACGGGAGAATGAGTGCCCACATCCGTCCGCTAAAACATGATAAAACCCAACGTTAGCTTTAAACGTACCGTCCGCTTGTTTTGTCCATGTCTCGGTTGCGTTTATGTTTAGCTGCTTATTGATGACCGCAGCCATTTGCTCTAAGTTTTGCATTGTTACTTTTTCCATTGTTTAACCCTCTCCGTTGATTTTAATATATCCGGTAACTTGTCTACGCTGCGCGGTGTCTGCTGTCCAATCGTACAAGACACCATCACGCAGCGCTGCAACGTGTCCCCGCATTGCTAACAGGTAAACCCCTTTCGGGTGTCGCCTGATAAACTGCTTAATTGTCATTGTTTCAAATCCGCAGTATCTCGCGTAGCTAGCCGACGCATCCGGCTTTCCGCACGTCTCTGTTGTTACTCCGAAACGCTCTGACAGTTGAGATATAGCCGCGTTAATTGTAGCCCAAGGCGCGCCGCGTCTCCGCTGCCTGCCGTTTTTATCAAGTGCACGATGTGCCACGCCGTAGGTGCAGCCAAACAGTACAGCCAAACCCTTGACAGTGCAGTCATTGTGCTCTCGGTAACACTTCGAAACTTCTTTCAGTTGCTCGAATGTTTGCATAAAACCTCCGTTTAGTTTGTCAGTTGTAAACACTCCGCGAATGCTTACAAGTGACACCCCAAACGCTGAAACAGTGCATATTGCGCGGGATTGTCTGCCCCATTGCGCGACACTGTTCCTGTTTAGTGTGTCGGCTGTCTCCCATGTGTTCCGGCTTTGGTGTGGTTCGTTTTCGGCTTTGGATACCCGCTACCGATACGCTCGCGCCACACTACTTGCTTTCAGCGAAGCCCGCATTTAGAACCCTTCGCGGTAAAGGTCGGACTTAACACTACTCGCTTATCCGTTGGTGGGCATCCACCGCTGGGCTTTCGTTGCCAGTTGTGATTAGTCTACTACGCTGAACGGCGAAAACAATGTAATATTACCATTTTTTAGAAACATTTTGGAATAACAAATCCGTTTGATATTGCCTAGCAAGTATCGTGCCAATTTATTTTTGCAGAATCTGCACCGCGTTGGCATGGATCTTGCTAGTCACTAGGCACTGTATGTTTATACAGTACTGGTTAGCTGTACAGGTACTCCACAGACTCTCACACTTGATAATGCAGATCTAAATCGTAGTGATAATGATTCTCATTTGCATCATCAATGTCAATTGAGATCGGTATTGATAACGTGAATGCTAATGAGAATGATTCGTGTTACGATTTAGGCACCGGGGAGGGGGAGATGACTGCGCTGTGCTGTGCTGTTGCTGCACAGATACAAAAAAGAGGCAAAATAGAAACAAAATAACTGTGTGAATAGTAACAAAATAAACTAAATAGTTCAAAGACTTAACAGAATCTGTATTGCGCTGTTTCGAATAACGAAAAAGAAGCCGTATAGGGTCAGTATAGATTGGTAATAATACACAGATTGCTAAAT